CACCTGATCCACCTGATCCACCCTTTTTAGAAAAAGTTTATATAATTGTAAAAGGTAAACAGGCAAGCATGTACAGGCATGTATACAATAGTTAAACATTAACTGTATGGCAGATCTTGCGCTTTACCGTTTTCCAAAAGTTTTCAGAAAAGGGTGGATCAGGTGGATCAGGTGGATCCGTCCGTCGGTGCGTCGTGATCCAACTAGCGCGAGCCGGGTGGATCCCCGTCGGTGGAAAGCTGGATCACATCCAATTCGACGCGCTCGACCGACCAGGCGAGCGGCTGCGCCGTCGCGAGCCCGACGAAGTCGATCCGGTACTCGTCGAGGTGCCGCAGCGCGATCAAGTCGACCGCGCCGGATTCCGTCAGAGACGCGCTCGCGATGCCCTCGAACCTGCCCGCGGCGTAGTGCCACAGCTCGACGAGCACGCGACCGCCGCCGCTAGTGATCGACACCCGAGCGCGCAGCGCGGGCACCTGCGCGGCGTCGTCCCTGTCCGGCGGTGCCCACCCCCCGCGCACGAGTCCGGCGACCCCGGCCGGCGTGTCGAGCCTCACCCCGACAGCCCTGCCGCAGTCATAGTCGATCGCGGGCACTGCGCCGTCGCTGCCGTTGCGGATCAACCACCTCGACAGGTCTTCGTAGAGGGGCGGGGTGCATGGTGGCGGCGTCGGGTCGCAGCGAGTACAGAAGATCAGCAGCGACGACAGGGCGAGCTTGTGCGAGGTCTTCATGCCGATCAGCTTGTCGCACCTCGCGCCGAGCGTCTAGCGCTGCGGAGTGTAGCATTTTGCCACACTTTGGACTATTAAACAGTTAAACAACAGACCTCTGCTTAACTGTAAAGGCTTGCATAGTTAACTGTTAAAGTGTGAGACACGTCGATCGCGCGGCTCGATCAAAAAATGCTTGACAGTTAATTTCAGGGCATGGCAAGGTCATCGGGTCGCGGCAACAGAACGCCGGGACATACAGCGGAGATCGACGAACTCATCACCTAGAGAGGATGCCCAATGTCTACCATCCATCCCGACGCGGTCGGGGAATCAACTGTCAGTCAGAACGGTCGCGAAGTCGTCGCGCAGCTCGAAGGCGAACTCGCGCAAGCCGGGGTCATGTGCTTGCAGCGCTCGCACATGGTGCCGCTGACGACGCACGGCTTGTGCGTTCAATGCGCGACCTGCCCGGCATGCTCACTGCGTCGAATTGAACCTGGGCGCGATCTGTGTGAGGTCTGCGCTTTCGCAGCGAGGGTTGCAGCGCGTGCAGGTGCCCCGGTCAAGGCGTCGATCTATCAGGTGGATTTTGCGCAGGCGGAAGCGATGACCATCATGGAGAAGGTAGGCCCGCGGCCTATGGCGTGCGAGCATGGTCGACCGTGCTGTGATGAGTGCTGGGCCAAATGTCTAGGGCTGCCCTCACCTAGTGAAGCACTCGACCAGATCAGCGGACTGCCCCATGTCGCGAAAGGCGATATGCTCGCGCGGCTTGAGGCGATGACCGGCGTGTCGGCAGAAGATTTTCGCAAGGCGGAAGCGCAACGGCGTGCGCTCAATAAAGCGGCGATCCAAGCGCAGCGCGAGGCGTGGGCAACCGGTCAATCGGTCGAACCCGAGCAGCTCGACCTACCTATTGCCGAGAGCGGCATCGCCGACTTGATCCGTGATCGTGCTGCACTATGGATGCGGCGATCGGACAAATGGCATAACATTCTAAATCGCGAGCGCGCATGGACGTGGCGAGGCGTAGCACTACCCGGCGTGGTCGGTGCCCTGTGCGCGCTCGCGGTAGTGCTCGATGCTTTGAAGGTGCTGCACGTGCCGGTTGCTGCGGCGTGGCCCGCAGTCGGCGCTGTGATCATCGCGCTGATCTCGCTGCGGGCAAACGCTGCCCGCGTGCAGCTCGACGCCGGCAAGGCGGGCGAAGCCTGGGTCGTAGCCGACCGCATGGCCGAGCACTACCGCGGACTGGTCGCAGAACTCGCGACGGTCGAGGGGTCTGACGATCTGGAGAATACGCGGCTGCTGTCGATCTTCAGGGAGTCGCAGAAACTCGAAGGCGCGGCGCGATTCGGCTTACCCGACACTTTCGCCGAGGTGCTGCGGGAGATGACGTGATGAAGTCGTCATCTACCTACACCGCGACTTGCGAGCTTTGTGAACGGGTCGTGTTCGAGGGCAGTATCCGCAGCATGACGCGCGCGCTCGGTCGGCATCGCGACAAGGTGCACCCTGACTACAGGGGCACCATCAAGTATAAGACTGCCAAGAAGACCCCGGCACAGATCGAAGCTGAAGCGGCGGAGCTGATCGCCGCGCACAAGGAAGATCGTGCTTGGAATGCCGAGCAGGATCGGAAGTGGGAAGAAGCCGAACGGGTGCGGCGATGATCAAGTCATGTCAAGAAGCTGCCCGGCGCGAGTTAGTGATCGCCGAACGCGCCTATTTGCTCGCGAATGGGTGGACGCAGCCAGATTCCGCGGTCGACTTATGGCAGCCGCCGCCCGGTCTTAGGTGGGCTCAGACTAGCTATGCTTTCGGGCACGCTGTCAATCGGCAGCGATGGGATGATCGCAATAAGCCGTGGGTGCGGTCGTGAGGCGTCAAGTCAGAGCACTGCTCTTTAAGTGCAGGTGCGCGACGGATGCGATCATAGGGCTACAGTCTATCGGTTATAGTCATAGGCAAGCGGTGATGATTATGTGGAAGTGGCAGCGGCGAGGGCTGCGCGCTGCAAATCGTCGCCGCGGGTTACTACGACGTCGTAAGCGTAGAGTGCGGGCGCGATCATTGCGTGAGATGCGCAAGCGAGAGGGCGTATGCTGATCGCTATCTTATTCACACTGCACATGCAGCAGCCTGCAACCAAGCAGTGCGCAGTGCGGTGGTATGGGAACGGTAAGATCAACACGTCCGGTGCGATGGCGTGCAGCTTGGCGCGGCGCGAGTGCGAGCGGCTGCGCGACCTCAATTATCTCTGCATAGTCAGGGAGGTGTGACATGGTGCCGGTCATGCAGACACGTTTCGGACGTGGCGGCAACTGTTTGGCGGCGTGCGTGGCCAGCATCCTAGATCGACCGCTCGCCGACTTAGACTTCAGTTGCGCCGACTACCCGCAGATCTGGGATGATGTTCTGCGCGGTAAGCTCGCGCCGATCGGGTACACCTTCGCCCACGTGGTCAACTACCCTCGCGAGAAGATCAAGGTGTTCGGGTCGGCGCTGTATATTGCTCACGGATTCACCGACCGCGATCCTCCGTGGGCGACCCCTAGCGAGCGCGTGCAGCATGCCGTAGTGATGAGCGGATCGCTGTTGATCCATGACCCGCACCCAGATAACATCGGACTCATAGCGACCCGCGAGGTCAGCTTTATCCTCCCTCTCAACTTTGCGAGGTTTCAACGATGCGACCATCCGACGAGAACTTGATCACGTGCACGCGCGGGCACACGACGGCGCGCAAGCTCTGGCACCTGTTCGACATGGATCCGGCTTATTTGTGCTGCCCGGTGTGCGGCGAGCTGTCAGACGTCAATGTGCCGGAGATCGCGCAGCCCTCGCAGTCGTCACCCGTTCCGATCGGTAGACGGGCGATCCACGTTGTCAGCTTAATCAGGAAGGTCGAAGCGTGGGCACAGTCTCGGCGCAGTGCCGGGTTCGGCAGCGGATGCTTATCCGAAGTGGTCAAGTACCTCGGTGAATACCGCGACCTGCTCGCCGCTTCGGATGTCGAACTCGCGACCGGGTACGATCTCGATCGACTGCTCGATCCGTTGTCGCGAGAACCGGTGATTGAGCCTGGTTACGGCATGCGACCCGAGACGGATGCCGAGTTTCGAGCGCGCGCCGGTAAATTGCCGGTGGTCAAGGTAGGGCAGGCATCGCAATCGCGTTGCACTATGTGCAATGAACAGATCTTATATGGGCGTGACCATGCGTGCGCCAAGGGCGGGCGTGTCGTGTGGGACGGCGGTCGCTCTATACAGTTTGAGCCGCGACAAATCGCCGACCACGTAGATCCGCCGGTCCGGGTGTAGCGTGGATCATGTCGAAGACATCGACGGAGACGCACCCCTAGAGGGGGGTTACTACGACTCCGACGAAGTGCCGGCTCTGCGTCCGCGGCGCACTGGTCCGGTGCTGGCGCTCGACGACTATGTGATCGCTGACATCGTCGAGTACCTAGAGCGCGGTGCTTTCTTTCACGTGGCGGCGGAAGCTGCCGGGGTCGAAGTCGACCTCGCCAAGCACTGGCTCGCGCTCGGTCGAGCTGTGAATGCCGACGAGCCCTACCGCGCGTTTGCCGACCGGGTATTGCGCGCGAAGGCGATAGCACGCGCAGAAGCCGAGTCTAGGGTATGGCTGGCTAAGCCGGCGACCTGGCTGCGGCAGGGGCCGGGTCGCGACCGCGGCAGAGTAGATCGGCCGGGGTGGACGAACGCCGTAAAGGTCACGGGCGAGATGAGGCACAGCGGCACGATCGGGCACATCGTCGCCGTGCTTGATCCCGAGAAGCTGAAGAAGTACAGCGACGCCGATCTGTTGCAGCTCGAACAGCTCACCGCCCGCGCGCTGCCCGCCAAACAAGACCCGAACTTGATCGACGTATCTCCGACGGTCGGAAAATAAATCGACATCTGGGTGTACGATTTATGATGATAGGTGCTTGACAGTTAAGCACTGACATCCTAGATTGCTTTTCATGAGCGCACCGAGAAAGATCACAGTCGAGTCGGAAGAATACTTACCGGCTATGGGATGGACTTGGCGGCGTTTCAGTCAGTCGAGCGAACACAAAGCGGATGTATTCGCACGGGCGCGTAGGCGACGTCGAGACGTTCGATCTGTTCGTATCGTCGTCGAGGAGTCGGGGCAGGTGCGCAAGTGGTACATCAAGCAGCGCTTTCCTAACCCTCGACCCGAGCTGCGCGCGATCAACAGTATCGCGGCCAATGACTACCAGGCAATCGAGCGCGTGATGTCTGAACTCTTCCCTGAGCTAAGGAGCTGACCCTATGCCCGATGATCTGAATGGATGGATCTTGACTGCTGCTCGACTGCCCCCAGTGCGAGAGCTGATCATTGTAATTTATCATTGCGGCGGCGCTAATGATGCGTTCGACATCGGCGAGTACCAAGAAGGAGATACTTGGGCGGGCGAAAACGGGTTCATGCCGTTTGCTGCAAATATCAAGATGTGGCTGCCGATTCCCCAACCTCCGACTAGATACACAGGTCTGCGGGTCAAGTCAGATATACCGCAGCGATATGATGGGAAAACCATATCTAGTGCCGCACCTGAGCCGGTCGAGTCCGACCCCATCGAAAAAATTAAGGCACCGAGCGAGTACGGCACGATCGAGGAAGTGCGCGCGCAAGTGACGGCGATCTTTTCCCAATACAAGATCGAGGTCGCCGAGGTAGGCGGCGGTGCGACTGAGCCCCTGCGATATAACTTGATCATCAGCTTCGGTAATCCACCTACCTACACGATCCCGGCTAAGCCGGGGATGGATCGTGGCGATTACGTGAGGGCGCGCAGCTATCGTCGGTTCGACAACGCATACGTCGCCGAGCTTGCCAGGGAGATCGGCTATATAGACGAATACCACGCGACGCTGACGGCGCTCAGGAAGAGGCTGGCCGGCGCACCTCTGTGGCTAGAGACTGCGATCCAAGTGCTGCCGCTGCGCGGCTGGCAAGCAATGCCGATCGAAAAATAGCGACGGGCGATGTCGATTTATGATGATCGGTGCTTGACAGTTAAGCACCGATCATCATAATTGAACTCATGAACGCGAACGAAAAAGCACTGACGGATAACGAGGGCGTGCACCTGCAAGGGATCGGCCGGCACCTGGCCAAGCTCGCGACGACGATCGAGGTTGACGACGTACTCGTGTGGAACTATGGGCACATTTCAACAGTCGTCGCCGTGCGCGACGTGTCGCCGCAGTACCGTGAGATCGATACCCTCTGCGACGATGGCAAGGTGTACACGCGCCGCATCAAGAAGTCGCGGCTGATGGCATGGTCGCCGAAGCTGACCGCAGCGCGAAAGGCGGTGCGCTAGTGACTGAGTACATCCCCTACAAGGACGGGTCGCCCGTCAGGTTCCTCGGCAAGTGTCGGCGGTGCAAGAAGCTGCACAAGGTCGAGGGCGTCATGGAAGTCGAGAAGCACTACCCGAAGATGCGCGGGCGGCTCGGCGCGCACCGGGTCGAGGTGTGGAAGGGTAAGTGGGTCTTGACCGTCCGGTGCGAGTGCCGCGACGGTACGGTCACGAATGACCATACGCTCGTGCAGCTCGACAAGGTCTTCTCTACCGGCAACGTCGATCACGAGTGCAGTGCGCGGTGCGTCAACGCGACCGGCCCGGCTTGCTCGTGCAAGTGCCGGGGTAAGAACCACGGCGGCAAGTAAAAATAAAATACGATGTCGATTTGTGCTTGACTGTTAAGCACCGGCATCGTAAATAGATCGACATGACGAACACGAACCGCACCGTTTACGTTGACAAGTCCCTCGACGCCGCTGGACCCTGGCACCTGACCGCGTGGAAGTCGGCACCCGGTCAGGATCAAGCTCGCACTCGCGGCGGAGGCTGAAAGAAAGTCCTTGACAGTTAAGCAGATCATCAGCGACAACGGATGAACCGAGAGGAGCTACCGACCATGACCAGTGTTACCCGTGAACAGATCGAGAGCGCGAGCATCAGCGGCTTGCGAAACATCTACCAGCAGATGACCGGCAAGCCGACCGTTAACCGGAACGGCAAGGCGCTGCGTGCGCGTCTGCTCGGCATGCTGGTCGCGCCCGCGCTGTCGGTCGAACCTGTTGTCGCCGTGGCCGAGCCGCCGCCCGCGCAAAGTGAGTCGGTCGCCAAGCCGGACAAGTCGACCCGCAAGAAGGTGATTGCCGAACGCGCCAAGGTGAAGAAGACGGCGACCAAGCCGCAGCGCAAGTCGCACGCGGACTCGAATACGCGCAAGGTGCTGGCCGAACTCAAGCCGGGGCAAGAGCTGTCGCACGCTTTTCGGGGTGGCCTCACGGTCAAGGCGAAGGTCGTGGCGCCGCCCGATCTGAACGGCGAGGGGGGCAAGTTCCGGCATGAGGGCAAGACCTACACCGACTTGCGCGAGATTCAACGCGAGGCGTGCAACACCGACTATAATGTGCTGCTATTCTGGGGGCTCGCGCCGTGGCCGAAGCACCGCAAGAAAGGCGAGAAGTAGATGTCGGGCGGGCGGTGTGGGCGTGACCTCGCCGCGAATCAGGGCGAACGCGACGAAGACGATGACTTGACTCTAGAAGAGTCTCGGATGCAGCGCGCGCGCCGAGTGCTTCAGCCTGAATTTGACAAGCTAATGGCGCGTGTCGAGTCGGGCGAGCTGGCGATCGAGGAAGCGAAGTTGCAGCTCGCGCGCAGCGATTATAAGAGAGGCTGATCGATGCCCTATCAATATCGCTGCATAGAGCTGACACCGTTTGATTCGGAAACAGCATCCGCGATCAGAGCATGGTTCTATGAGCTGAAGCATGCTCACAATCGAAAGCGGCGGCGCGCGCTAAGCGCTGTAGCACTCGCCTACGCCTACGCGCCCATCGTCGCGATCGTGATACGATTGATCGCGTGTCGCTGGCCGAACTAAACATCGCACAAGTAAATGCCGAGGTGCGGCGCGAGCTGCTGCGCCGCCGCATCCCGCGCATCCGGCTCTACGACTTCGGCGTGAAGTATTGGCCAGTCGTAGAACCGGGCGATCCCTTTATCCCAAACTGGCACAACGGCGCAGTCGCCGAGCACCTCGAAGCGGTCGTACTCGGGCAGATCAGCGAGCTGCTGATCAACCAGCCGCCCGGCACGATGAAGTCACTCTGGCTTGGGGTATTCTTGCCGGCATGGGTGTGGACATTTTGGCCGGAATTCCGCGGGATCTTCTGCTCGTACGATGGCCCCCTGGCGACCCGCGATTCGATCAAGTGCCGCTTGATCATGGAGTCGCCGGTATCTGACTACATGGAGGAGTTCGCCGCGCCGGCCGGGTGGTCGTTCTCTAAAGATCAGAACGATAAGACCCTGTACAAGAACACGCGCGAGGGCGTGCGGCAAGCGCTCGGCGTGGGCAGTGGCGGCACTGGATTCCGAGGCAACCTAGTCGCAGTGGATGATCCGATCTCGGTCGAGCAAGCTTACTCGGAGCAATTTCGAAAACGCTCGATCCGATGGTGGGACAAGACCATGTCAAACCGGATCAGCGACCCTCGCATGCCGCGACGAATTGTCGCCGGGCACCGCGTGCATGACAACGATCTGTCGGGCCATGTCCTGAAGCAAGGCACCTATGTGCACCTCTGCCTGCCGTCCGAGTATGATCCGAAGCGCTCATGCGTGACCGTGCGCAAGGTGGCCGGTGAGGATGTGGTGTGGCGCGATCCGCGGGCTCAAGAGGGCGAGCTACTCTTCCCACAGTTTCAGACCGTCGACTTCCTCGAAGCGGAGAAGACGCGCTTGGGAAGCGACGGCTACGCCGGGCAGCATAATCAGAACCCGAACCCGCCCGGCGGCAGCATCTTTAAAAAATTTTGGTGGCGCTTCTTCAAGATCCGCGGGCGCGAGTCCGCCGGTTATCGTCGGCCGGATGGCTGTCACAAGGTCGAGTTTAAGGATGATCAGGGTATGCTGCACGTTGTAGACGTGCCGGCGATCGAGGTCGATTTAGAAGACCTCGAAGAGATCTATATGTCGATCGACTGCGCGTTCAAGGACAAAGCCGACTCGTCTTTTGTCGTGATGGGGGTATGGGGACGTAAGGGTAAGAACCGATATCGGATCGCTCGGCGGCGCGCGAAGATGTCGTTTACTCGCACGAAGGCGGAGCTGCGCGCGCTGTGCGTAGAGTGGCCGCAGGCTCACAAGAAAATGGTAGAGGACAAGGCGAACGGCACCGCGATCATAGATGATTTGCAGAATGAGATCACGGGGATCGTGCCGCGCAGTCCGGGTCGTGATAGCAAGGAAGCTCGCGCGCACGCGGTGTCGCCGCAAGTGGAGTCGGGGCACGTCTACTTACTCGATGGCGAACCGTGGCTCGACGAGTACATCTCAGAACTCGCGACCTTCCCCAATGGCGACAACGATGATCAAGTCGATGAGACGTCGCAGGCACTACTAGAGTATTCGCCCTCGGGGCCAGTTGCGCGGGCGGCTGCGCTCTGTCAAGGCGTGGCTGTGCTGTGATACTGTGAGGCGCATGCCTGCACGCAAACCATCAGTCAATGAAGAAGCACTCGTCAACAAACTGATCCCGCAGATTATGCGGCGCGATGGGTGGGTCAACGCATTGACCGCGCTCGGCGTGGCCGGGCGAGATAAGACGATCGGCGCCGCGTTCACGCCTGACGAGCTGACGCACGAGCAGTGCGAGGACTTGTGGACCGGCGACGACATGGCGGCGCGTGTGATCGAGACGCTGCCGGCCGAGATGATGCGGCAGGGGTATTGTATCAGCGTAGATCCCGGCGAGCAGGCGGCGGCGCAAGAGATGAATCGCGGCGAAAAGTCGGATGCTGAAAAGGTGCTGCAAGCCAAGCTCGACGACTTGCAGGCTGACGACAGCTTCTTGAAGGCGCTAGAGTATGAGCGCGCCTACGGCGGCGGCGCGATCCTGCTCGGCGCAGATGACGGCAACACCAACATGTCGCAGCCGCTCAACGTCGACACCATCAAATCGATCGATTGGTTGAACGTGCTCATGCGCCGCGAGCTGATCGCGGGGCAATGGTACGCCGATTCCACTACCAAGAAGTTCGGTTTGCCGATGACCTACACCATACAGCCGGACGCAGTCAGCGGCAGCATTGAAGTGGACAACAGCTTGAACCAAGTAGTTGTCCACGAGTCGCGGCTAATCATCTTCTATGGGTCGCCCGTATCTCGTCGCCGCATGCAGAAAAATCAGGGGTGGGGCGATTCCGTCTTGATCCGCTGCAACAAGGTCTTGTCGCAGTTTGGGCAGACGTGGGGCGGTGCGGCGATTCTATTGAGCGATTTTGCGCAGGCAGTCATAAAGATCAAGGGGCTCGCCGAGCTGCTCGCCGCGACCTCGCCCAAGAAGGTGATCGATCGGGCGGTCGCTGTCGATCTGGCGCGGTCGATCGCGCGCGCGGTGATCATCGATTCAGAAGAAGAGTACGAGCGCAAGGCGACGCCGTTGACTGGCTTGCCTGAGATGCTCGACAAGTTCGCGCTGCGTCTGTCAGCCGCCGCAGGCATGCCGGTGTCGCTGCTCATGGGGCAAGCGCCGGCCGGGCTCAACGCGACCGGCGACAGCGACATCCGATTTTTTTATGATCGCGTAAAGTCCTTGCAGAACAAGCGGCTGCGCCCGGCGATGGAGCGGCTGATCAAGCTGCTCTTTCTATCTAAGACCGGGCCGACGAAGGGGGTCGAGCCGGTCAACTGGTCGATCAAATTCGCATCTCTATGGCAGCCGACTGAAACGCAGACCGCAGAGATCCGACTCAAGCAAGCGCAGACCGACGAGATCTATTTGCGGCAAGGCGTCGTTAGTCCTGAAGAGATCGCGGTCAGTCGATTCGGCGGAGATGGATACTCGCACGAGACGACGATCGACATCGCGACGCGCGAAGCCGCGCTCGAAGTGCCGGAAGGAACGACGGCACCGGGCACGACTCCGTCGAATGACCCGACGGAAGCGGCGAGGAATGAGCCGAAGATTCCGATTACTCCGACCGACTTTGCCAGCATCGTTAAGGTAAACGAAGTGCGGGTCAAGGCGGGATATGGTCCGCTGACGACTGAGAGCGGCGCACCGGATCCGGACGGCAACCTGACCGTGTCCCAGTTCCAAGCGAAGCACGCCTCTACAGTCGCCACAGCCAACGCCGCTACGTCCGGAGAGACTTCGCCAACGCCGCCCGCGGTGCCGAATGCCGGCGGCTAGTGAGAAGACCGCAGCGGTCATCCGCGCCCGCGGAAAGGCGCGACCGAAGAAGTCGCAGAAGCTACCCAGGCAGCAGCAGCCAAACCTGATCCGCGTCGAATACTTCAAGGCGATCGAATTCGTTCCGAAGACCGCACAGAGAAATTTGATGAAGCTTCTAGTGCCGGCGCTTCCCGAGCTGCTGCCGGCGGAAGAAGACCGCGTTGATTCTGCCCGCGCCGATGCCAGTGAGCGCAAGCGCGCGCAGCAGCTCGATCAGATCATCAAGCGCGCGGCGGTGCAGACCGCAGAAGCGGTGCGCCCAAAAGAGATCGCGCAGATCGCCGCGAAGTACGGGAAACGTACGAGCGACTTTCAGAAAGATCAGCTCGACGCGCAGGTGCGCGCCGCGTTTAGTGTGAGCATCGATAAGATCGCGATTACTGAAAAGGGGGTCGTGGATCAGATCGAGGGGTGGATCGCACTGAATACCGATTTGATCGTGTCGCTACCTGAGCGCTATTTTGATGATGTTCGATCGCGGGTTCTTGAGGCGATCGACCTCGGTACGCGGCACGAGACGATCGCCAAAGATTTAGCCGAGCGCTATGAAATCCCCATCAACCAAGCGAAGCTGATCGCGCGGGATCAAGTAGGCAAGCTCTACGGCGATCTGAACTCGCAGCGGCAGCAGAATTTAGGCGTGACCGACTATACGTGGCGCGGCGTGAACGATAACCGCGAGCGCGAAGACCACGTCGACCGCGAGGGGCAGAAGTTCGCATGGGACGATCCCCCCGCAGATGGTCATCCAGGATTTCCGGTAAACTGCCGCTGCTATGCAGAGCCTGATTTCTCCGCGATCTTGGATGAACTATAAGCAGCTTGCCTTGCTTTAGGAATTGCGCGACACTGTTAAATCATGTTTCGAGAGATCGCGGTCAGGTCATCCGGAGTCCCCGCCATCGACGCCGCATGCGCCGAAGCGGTCGAGCTGAAGGGGGGGAACACCTTCGAGATCTCGGGCCGAGTAACTGCGGGCACTGGGAAGCTCTACGTGCTGCGCAGACTGGTCTATGAAAAGCCGGTCGGCACGCAGCACTTCCAGTTTCGGCCCTGGGCGGAAGACCGGCCGGCGGACTCCGCCGAGTTTGTGGATGGATGGTTCTCGATCCGCCTTCGGATCTTGGAGGGCAACCCGATCGAGCAGGTCGCGCTGTGGAATCCTTCCGGGGCATTGACGATCGACCCGGCGGTGCCGGTGCTCATTCGGGAGTGTCCTTACTAATGGGCGGCGATCTGTACGATATCGAGCGGCGAAAGCGGGCGACGCTCGCCGGAATTATCGCAGGTGGCGGAGACGTGATCGAGTTTCCACCGGGCAGCGGGATCCTTGTCGTCGTGGCTATCAAGGGAGTGCCCGTAGATTACCCGACGATTCCCGTACCTCCGGACAAGGTCTTGATGACCTACGAGCCGGTGCCGGGTACTGTGCACTACCGCCCGCAAGACTTGACAGAGTCGCAATTTCGCATGGCGGCATCGGGTCTGTTGTTGCCGGTGAACTACAACAATCAGCGGATCGTCAACCTGGCAGACCCGGCGACCGATGATTCAGCGAGTTATCAGCAAGCGGCGACCAGCCATTTCGCGCAGCGGCAACGATCGGGCGGAGAGACGACGCTGTGTTCGTTCGCGGGGGAAGCCGCGTTTTGGAACAATGGCGGATGGGCCGGACCGAACAACGGCGAGCACACGCCGGGAAGTCCATCCAACAACGGCGATGGCGCTTCCGGATTTTGGATCGCGCCGTGCGCGGGGTCCATCCAAGATATCACCTTCATTGTCCCGAACCAATTCAATAGCTTGTTCTTCGGGGATTTCGACATCGAGATCTGGCAGTCGAACAATGGGCCGGGCGGGTTCTTCTTCACGGGCGTTACGCTGACGCTGCCCCCCGACTCGAACTTTACACACGCGCCGCTCGCGCCGGGGACCGGGATCAACGTGCAGAAAGATGACTGCATCGCATTCTTGAACTCTGCGCCATTCGACGCAAGGGCAGTCGGGCAAGCGCGGATCAACGGGCGCTTCGTGCCTGAGATGCTTCCCTTCTTGTTCTAGGAGATACGCCGATGTCTGGTTTCGCGCAAGCCTTCCCGACCAACGCCTTCGAGATCAACGCCATCGGCTCAACGGGATCGAGTCTCGTACCCGGTACAGCGGTCAAGCTCGTCAACTTCCCATCGGGGCCGGCATCCCCGAATGTCTATTTCGAGGTAGTGCAGTGCGGGGCCGGCGAGAGGCCCGTAGGAATCGTCAGCATCCGCGACGGCAAAACCATCACGGACACGCTTGCCGGTCGCGTCGTGCGCCGCGACTGCCCCTTCACGCTGCTGAAGATCGGCGCGACTTTGACGAAGGGAACCAATCTCAAGATCGATGCGAGCGGCAACGGCGTTGAAGCTGCCCCCGGCGACACCGCCTACTATCGTCTCGAAGAAGATGTCACAAGCGGTCAAAACGCGTGGGTGAGCCCCATCGCAGAAAAGTCGATCTAACTTGCCGCTGCGCTTCGACATAGGCGCGCTTCAGACACCTGAGCGCATGTCGAATGGGTGGCTGAAGGTCGGCGGCTACCTGACGCGTGTAGGTGTCTTTGCGTACTTGCAGCGCGACGGCACTGTGATCCGCGAGCTGCGCAAGCCTGACGAAGTCTTCAAGGCGGATTCGTTGCAGAGCTTTGCCATGGTGCCGGCTACGAACGATCACCCCCCGGAACTCTTGACCGCGGCGAACACCAAACAATACGCCGTCGGCAATGTCGGCGAGAACGTGAGGCGCGACGGCGACTTCATGCGCGCCACGCTGCTGTTTACGGACGCGCAAGCGATCCGAGATTTGGAAGCGGGCAAGAGTGAATTGTCATGCGGGTACACCTGCGATCTTGACTTCACAGCCGGAACATGGAACGGTGAAGCTTATGATGCCGTGCAGCGTAACATCCGCGGGAACCATGTAGCCATCGTGGAAAAGGGCCGGGCGGGTCCGGACGTTCGCGTGAAGATGGACGCAGCCGACGCAACCATGATCAGTAAGGGTGACGCCACAATGAAGATCAAGATCGGGGATCAAGAATACGACGTGGCCGACGCAGTCGGCGAGAAGATGATCAAGGATGGCGTGGCCAAGTCGGTCAGCGCCGCCAAAGACACAACCGGCGGAGCGGCGGACGTTCCGAAAGGTGACACCCGGAAAGACCCCCCGGTCGTGATCGTCAATGCTTCGAACAACGACGAGCTGTCGAAGCTGCGTGCCGAACGCGACGCCGCCGTTGCCAAGCTCGACGCGCAGAACAGCGAAGCGGCGAAGAAGGAAGCCGCCGCGAAGGCGGAAGCCGAACGCGAGAAGCTGCGCGCCGACGTCGCGGCGGAGATCAAAGCGCGGCACGATCTCGAAGCGAGCGTCAAGACCGCTTGCCCCGACGTCAAGGTCAAGACCGACGACGGCAAGGATCGGCCGATCCTCGACATCAAGAAAGAGGTGATCGGCAAGCTGTCACCGGGTGCGAACCTGGACGGCAAAGACGCCGCCTACATTGACGCGCGCTTCGATGCCGAGATGGCGCACGCCAAGGGCAGCGAGGGCAATACCGGGCTCGCGGCGGCGCGCGTCGCGGCGAACGGCGGCGACCCAAATGATCGCGCGAAGGGCGATGCCGCGCCGATCGACGAAGACAAGCAGCGCATGGACATGATCGCGGCAAACCGCAAGGCGAGCATCGAGCCGCTCGCATTCGGTATCACCAAGAAGTAACTGATCGATACCCCTTACGGGCGGAGAAAAAGAGATGTCCCAGACCGCATACACCGCGACCATGACCGCCGCCTTTGTCGGCATGATCGCCGACATTACTGAAAGCGAGATCGAGACGTACGCGAACGGCGAGGCGTCGGCGGAGATCGGCTTCGGCTTCGGCGTCAAGCAGAAGACGGGCGCGGGCACCGACGAGCAGGCGATCCTGCCGACGGCACAGGGCGATGCCCTGGTCGGTGTGGTCACGCACTCGCACGCCTACGCGGTCGGCGGCAACCTGCCGGAACTTGGCACGGTCGGGATCAAGCCGCTCGTGCCGATGAACGTCATGCGCGAGGGGCGCGTGTGGGTGCAGCTTCAGAGCGGTGTCAGCGTCAGCAAGGGCGACCGCGCGCACTACAACTGGAACGACAAGACGTGGCGCAATTCGGCCAGCGGCACGGATACGATCGACTGCACGGCGCAAGCGGTCTTCCGTTCGACGGCGGCGGCGGGCGGGATCGCCCTGCTCGAAGTGGACTTCATCAACAAGCCGTAGCACCTGATCGGCTGAGAACAAACAAGGGGTAGTGCGATGCGCATGACCATGCTTCGACTGATTCAGGCCACGGTTCAGCCTGTCATGAACCTGGACGCCGCCGAGTCGGTCTTTCTTTCCAAGCAGCTCGAACAGGTTCGGGCGAAGACCTACGACATCAAGTACGCGAACCTGCTCGGCCGGCAGCTCGTGCCGGTTGACAACAGCATCGCGCCGGGTGTCGAGGTCGTCACTTACTACCAGTACGATCAGGTCGGCGTCGCCAAGATAATCGCCGACTATGCCGACGATCTGCCGCGCGCAGACGTGAAGGGGAAAGAGTTCTCTTCGCGGGTGCGCGGGATCGGCAACAGCTACGGCTACTCGATGCAGGAAGCGCGCGCCGCCCAGTTCGCTGGGTTGCCGCTCGAACAGCGCAAAGCGAACGCGGCGCGGCGCGGCATCGAGGAAAAGATCGACAAGATCGCGCAGACCGGCGACGCCGTGTACGGGATGCTGGGATTCTTGAATCAGCCGAACGCGAGCCTGTACACGATCCCCAATGGCGTCAGCGGCTTCCCCGACTGGGCGCGCAAGCTGCCCGATGAGATCGCCGCCGACATTCACGGCGCGGTCAACGCGATCTATGCGAACACGAAGGGAGTCGAGATGGGCGACACCTGCGTGTTGCCGCTCGAACAGTACACCCTGATCGCGACCAAGCGCATGGGCGATGGCAGCGACACGACGATCCTGAGCTACGTGCTTCAGTCGTCGCCGTTTCTGAAGGCGATCGTGCCGTGGTATGCGCTCGACGGCGCAGGGGCGGGCAACACCGATCGCATGGTCGTCTATCGCCGCGATCCGGATGCGCTTCAGCTCATCATCCCGCAGGAGTTCGAGCAGCTTCCGCCGCAGCTCGAAGGGCTGGAGATCATTACGCCGTGTCACGCGCGCTGCGGCGGCGTCGTCGTCTACTACCCCCTGTCCATCATCTACGCCGACGGCATATAGTCGGCTGCGAGGCGAGAAGATCACACCATGGCCAAGACCATCATCATCACTTGGAAAGAGGCGCGGCACCACACGATCGGCGCTGCGCCGGGCGGCAAGAACGCCAAGGGCGAGGAAGTCGCCGGGCACGGGAAAGTGCGCCTGATGCCGGGCGCGAATACCGTGAATTTCGACGACTGGCAGGCGGTCAAGAAGCTGCCGCTGATCAAACTCTACCTCGACAAAGAATTGATCGTCGAAGGCGACACGCTTGACGGCGAGGTCAAGACGCTGGCCGAACTCAAGCCGGCGGCGGCGGTCAAGCTGGTCGGCGAGACGCTCGACAAGAAGCGGCTTGAGGGCTGGCTCGAAGTCGAGGATCGAGCGCCCGTGCGCAAAGCGATCGAGACGCGGATCGCGGTCATCGATTCGCAGCGAAGCGATAAGAAGTCGGAGTAAATCGCCGTGTCTGTGACGTGGGCCGACGTAGTCTGCATCGCGCCCGCGCTCGCGGCGATCCCCCCCACTACACAAGCCTGCATGCTCGCCGACGTTCTCGCCGAGCTATCCCCGGACACCTGGGAAGAAAAGTACGATCTCGGGGTCAAGTATCTGCTTGCGCACTTCGGAACGCTCTGGTTGCAGATCAATGGGTCCGGCGGATCCGGCGGTCCGATGGTGAAGGAAAAGGCGGGACAGGTCGAACGTGAGTTCGCTAATCCGTGGGCCGGATGGTCGATCGGTGACGCGCTCGACCTCACCATCTATGGGCAGATCTACAAGCGACTGCTGCGCGGACTGGTCGGCGCGCGGATGCCCCTCGTGACGTGATGGGCGTACACGCGCGAATCGCCGTACGCGATGTCGACAAGGGCTACAAGAAGATCAAGAAGCTCGTCGACCAGTATGCGGCGCGCGATTCGTATGTGAAGGTCGGCTTTCTCGATGCCGGCAAGGGGGCGGAGAAGCGCGGTGAGCTGACGAACGCAGAGATCGCCGCGCGCATGGAGTACGGTAGTGAAGACGGAACGCAGCCGCCGCGCCCGGCAGTCGTGCCGACATTCGATCAGCAGCGCGGCGCGCTCGTCGTTTTGGCCGAGAAGTTGATCGGGGGGATTCTAGATGGTGTCATGACCGTCGAGCGCGCACTTGGGATCATGGGTGCGACGTTGGCTGCGGAGATCAAGAAAAAGATCACGACTGGCCCGGAGATACCGCCACCGAATGCGCCGAGCACCGCGCGCAAAAAGAAGAAGTTGACGCGCAAAGGTGCGACGATGGGGATCCGGACGTGGATCGATACCGGCCGGCTGATCGCGTCGCTGACTTGGGCGGTGATCATTGAGCGGAGAAAGTAAGAGCGATGCCGTTCACTGATTCAATTACGAGCCTATCTAACTATGACCTGGCATGCGTGCGCCGAGCCGAAGCGCCGCGCGTCGATGGTCGCGAACAGCCTACGATTGACACAGCCTTCATCGCGCCGAAGTCGAGTGTGCAGCCGCCGACGAATGAAGATCTGAATCGGCTGCCGGAAGGTCGCACGATCGATGATGTCTTCGTCGTGTTCACGACTACGCCATTACAGATCGGGGGGCCGGGCACAGGGTTCAAGCCGGACTTGGTTGCCATCGAAGGGAAGCTCTATGAGATCGAGCACTTAGAGCACTGGAAAGCTTTTGGAACGCAGTATTGGTATGCTCTCGTTAGGCGCACAGAATAATGCCGGCGGACTGGAAAGCGATCGAAGATGCTTTGCGTGCGTGGGTGTTGACTACATCCGGGTACGCGGATCAGCGCGTACTGTTCGGCTATCAGAACGATAATGCCCCGCAGGACGATTACATCACGATCACGCTCGGCGGTCTGTTGCAGCTCGGACAAGACTGCCTGATCTCAAGCACCGATCTACTCCGACCGCCGGGGCAAGAGATCAAGTTGCAGGTGTCGGGCGACCGCGAGTTCAGCGTCACAGTCGAAGCGTTTACGACAGCGGTGACGGGACAGGCCACGGCGCGCGCCTTGATGTCGAGGGTGCAGACGGCGCTGAAACTGTCGAGCATACGCGGCGCACTACTGCTCGCCGGGATCTCCCCCTTCGATCACGGCGACGTGCAGTGGCTACCGGCGGTCTACCGCACGACATTCGAAGGTCGAGCGATCTTAACCATTCGCTGTTATATCCGAGACGACGTAGCGGAGTTCGCCGGCTATATCGACAAGGTAGAGATCCTAGACACCGGGACCGGCGACGTGATAGAAATTCCGTAGGAGCGAATTGCCATGCCGTTATCAGACATCGTCAGCGTGATCATCTCTTTACAGTCCGGCGGCATCACGCAAGCCGGGTTCGGACTCGCGATGATCTTGTCGAACACCGCGACGTTCCCTGAACGCATCCGCTTCTACAATGACATCGATGGCGTAGCCGCTGACTTCGCCACAACGACAGGTGAATACAAGGCGGCTGCCGCTCTATTCGGGCAGAACCCGTGCCCCGAACGCGTCGCCATCGGTCGCGCAGCGAACAAGCCTACGCAGAAGTTCGAGATCAAAATCACGACTGTCGCGAACTCGACGAAGTACAGCTTCAGCTTTCTCGGGGTGCAGTACGATTACACCTCCGACAGCACGGCCACAAACGACGAGATCGCGACCGGGCTCGAAGCCGCGGTCAACGCCGCCGCAACAGCCGCCGGATTCACCTCATCTCTGCAAGGTGCGAGCGGCAGCAAGTTCGTGCAGATCCTCGCCGCCGCCGCCGGCAACTGGGCATCGGCATCGGTGCTCGACCTGACCTACCTCTCGATCGCGCAGACCCACGCCGATCCCGGCGTTGCTGCGGACTTGGCAGCGATCAAGCTGATCGATAACACGTGGTATGCGATCATCACGCTGGCGAACTCGAAGGCTTACGTGCTTGCCGTGGCCGGATTCGCCGAGTCAAACGAGAAGCTCTACCTGTGCACGCTTCAAGATTCCGCGGTCGCTACTGATGCGTTCTCCGGTGCAACTGACGTTGCCAAGACAGCGAACGCTTCGGCGTACTTTCGCACCGCCGGCATCTACCACCCGGACGGCGGATCGTTCGCCGACAGCGCGTGGCTCGGACGGTGTCTACCGCTCGACCCCGGATCTGAAACTTGGATGTTTAAGACTCTGGCCGGCGTGGCAGTGACCACGTTGACCGGCACGCAGCAGACGAACATCCAAGACAAGAAGTGCAATATTTACTACAACGTCGCCGGTCGGAACATCACCGCCGAAGGCGTCGTATTCAGTGGCGAGTTCATCGACGTCGTGCGCTTCCGAGATTGGCTGAAGGCGCGCATGCAAGAGCGGATCGCGCTCGCGTTATTCAATGCCAATAAGATCCCTTATACCGACGAAGGGATCGCGGTTATCGAAGCGGAAGTGCGCGCGCAGCTCCGCGAGGGCGTCAACGTCGGCGGGCTGGTCGACAACTTCACGGTGTCGGTGCCGAAGGCGGCGAGTGTCAGTCCGGCTGACAAGGCGGCGCGCTTGTTGCGCAACGTCAAGTTCACGGCGCAGCTCGCCGGGGCAATCCACAAAGTCATCATCAGCGGCACCATCACCGCGTAAGGATCACGGACATGGCGGGCACTCCTACTTACGATCCGGGGTCAATCATCGCCACCTTTGGCGGCATCCTGATCACGGGATACGGACCGGACACCTTCATCACGGCGAGCTACAACACCGACGCCTTCACGCTGCAAGTCGGATCAGGCGGCGACGGGTGCCGGACTCGATCGCAGGACAAGAGCGGCACCGTCACCTTCACCCTGTTGCAGTCCTCGCCGGTCAATGACCTGCTCGCCGCGCTCGCGCTAGTGGACCGGCAGGCGGGGTCGGGTAGCGGCGCGCTGCTGATCAAGGACAATAACGGCACGTCGCTCGTGTCCGCAGAGAACGCGTGGATCAAGAAGGTCCCCGAGACTCCGTTCGCCAAAGAAGCCGGTGTGCGCGAATGGGTGCTTGAGAGTCTCGAACTTGAGATCACGCCGGGCGGAATCATCGTTTCGTAAGGATCAACAGCATGTCGATCAAGACCCAGGAAAAGCAGATCGCCGGCCGGCGCTACGTCGTGACGCAGCTACCGGCGACGCGCGCAATCAAGCTCCTTCGCCGACTCGGTCACGTTCTCGGTCCGGCACTGGCAAAAGCCGTCGGGTCGAGTCGGGGCAACCTGTCGATCGCGACGCTCGATGTCGGATCGTTATCCGACGCTGTCGCCCTGCTGTTTGATCGTTTGTCCGAATCCGAGCTTGAATATCTGATGCGCGAGCTACTCAGCACGGCGCAGGTACTCACCGATGATAAGTGGGTGCAGCTCTCGACCGGACTTGCGGGCACCCAGCCCTACGACGCGATCTTCGCGGGCGACCTGGCCGGACTATTCGGCTGCATGGCGTTCGCCATAGAGGTGAACTACGGCGATTTTTTCGGCGTACTCCGCGGCAGCCTGCAAGCGCAGATGGGGGCGTCGCGCTCCGCGGAGTCGAGCACCTCGCGGACAGGTGGCCCATCTGGCGACTCGTCATCGAACACGTCGGAAGTCTCCACGAAATAGAGAGTTACTGGTCAATCGACGATGTCGCCGAGGCGAATGACGCTCTAGACGCTTGGCACGAAGCCGAAGCGGCGTCTGCAAAGCGGCATCAAGGAAAGGGTAAAACCTGATGCGCGCACTCCTCGGATCTGTCTGTCTATTCCTTTTCACGTTCTGTGCCGCGCCCGCTGCGGCGCAGCGAACCGAGATCCCGTTCTGGTGGCCGTTGACGAACGCGCCCGCGCCGTTCAAGAAATTGGTCGATCGGGTCAATGACCTGTCTGCCGTGGCAGACTCTATCGATGGGGGAGGATCGACGAGTGCGACCGCCACGCGGCGTACGGGCAAGATCGCGGTGCCGAACACCGGGGCGTACGTGGATCTGATCCGTTTCACGCCGGGCGCGAGTAAGACCGGCGCGATCAAGCTCATGGTGCAGGGGGAGTCGTCGGCGCCTTCGCGGCTATATGTCGAAGACTTCATCAGCTACACCACGGACGGCAGCGGGAATGTAACGCTAAACGCCGCTTCGGGAGGCGTGGTTACGGGAGTCGCGGGGGTGCCGTCCACGCCCGCAGCGCCGGGCACAGTCGTATCAGCTTCGAGTGTGGCGGTGTCGTGGGCGGTGCCGGCCGGTGCATTCGGGTGCGAGCCGCAGGTATCCATAGATGCCGGCGCGAACTATGTCCGGATCAACAACACGAGGTACGGGCAGAAGACGACGAGCGCCACCTTCCGCGGACTTGCCGGCGCGACGGCGGCGATCAAGCTGCGCGTGCGATGCTGGAATGCGGTAGGGTTCTCAGCCTTTTCGAGCGTCACCGACGAGACAACCGGCGCATCACACACCAGCGCGGATCAGCCATACGCGATCGACGAAGCGCAGGTGCCGGTGACGTCGAGAAATTGGAACGACTTGAAGCCGTTCTATTTTTACGGGGACAGCGGGGACGGCGGCACCTGCCCGTTTAGTACGGCATTCCTAGATGTCAGCGCCGAAGCGAGCACAACGCAGGTCGTCGTCAAGTCGCGCACTTGCAGCAGCAAGACCGGCGTCGTCAGGTTCGTCGCAGATCTGCCGCCGCTGTAGGACTGATCGCATGATCATCCGTGAGCTATTCGCCAAGCTCGGCTTAGACATCGACAAGGGCAGTTTCACTGCCGCCGATGTCCTGCTTGCCGGTGTCAAGACCGGGCTCGTCGCGCTCGGCGGCTTGGCGGTCGCCGCTGCCGGCGGCTTGGGGGTGATGGTTCACGATCTCGTGGAGACGGCGAGCACGCTGAACGACACGAGCATCGCGCTAGGGATCAACACCGATGCTCTGCAAGAGATCGGCTTCGCGGCAAAGCTCGGCGGCAGCGGGATCGAGGAGATGCGCGGCGGCTTGGCGATCCTGAACAAGCACCTTACTGCCGCCAAGGACGGCAACGAAGAGTCGCAGAAAGCTTTCGCGAAACTGCATATAAAGATCCGCGATACGAACGGAGCACTGAAGACTACGGATGTCGTATTGGGCGACGTGGCCGACGCTCTCGCAAAGCTGCCGGAAGGTCCGGAACGGACGGCGCGGGCGATGGATCTGTTCGGACGGTCGGGTGCGTCTCTGTTGCCGGTGCTGAGTGAGGGACGCGAGGGGTTGCAGAAACTGCGACAAGAGGCGCGCGATCTGGGGCTCGTCATCAATGCCGAGACGATCAAGGCTGGTGACGATCTCGGCGACAACCTCGACCGGCTGAAGCTGTCGATCAAGGGAGTCGAGCACGAGATCGCGGGCGCTTTTCTCGGCGAGATCAATCACGCTACCGAAGCGGTGATCGAGTGGGTCAAAGCGAATCGGATGCTGATCGCGCAGCGGATCGAGAAGGTGATCCGCGCGCTCTTGCCGATCGTGAAGTTATTCGTGCAGGCGCTCGGCGTGCTGTGGCGCGTGCTCGGACTCGTGATCGATAATTGGAAGCTGCTCGCCGTGATACTCGGTAGCATAGTGCTTGCCGCGATCGTGGCGAACATAGGTGCGATCACTACGCTGATCGGGCAATACATCTGGTTAGGGATCGCTTCGCTGTCAGCAGCTATCAAATCGGCGGCTGCGTGGCTAGCGGCTGCCGCTCCTATCATCCTACTATCGGCGTTGATCGCCATAGCGATCTTACTTTTTGAAGATTGGATCACGGGGATGGAGGGCGGTGACTCCATCCTCGGCGAGCTGTGGCCCAAGTGGAAGAAGTTCTTGCAGGACTTCGCCAGCGGCGGATCAGAAGATGAGCCGCTGTGGCTGCAATTTTTGCGATTCGGCGCGGCACTACTATCGGACTTCGACAAGACGTTCAAGGAAGTGATCGCAGGGTGGAAGCTGATCTTTCAGGACTTCGGCAACTGGGTCTTGTCCATCCTCGAACAGATTAGCGGATACCTGGCCAGCAAGATCCGCGGGTCGATCGATTCGATCCGCAGCTTGCTACACTTGAACAGCACCGACTCGCCGATCGGCGGTGGCGGAAGCTCCCCGACCGCCAGTGTCAACGCTCGCCCGGCCGGCGGCAATAGGACCGTGCAGCAGACGAACGCGCCCGTAGTGAACATCTATCAGCGCGAGGGCGAGAGCAGCGTAGACCTTGCCGGACGCTTCCGCGAGCAGCTCGACGACTACAACCAAGCGCAGCTCGATCAGACGCTCGCCGCGCTCAATGGTTAGCCATGGCTGAGACGTCGCTCGTATACAGGAATGGGCCGACGAAGATAGATGAGATCGAGCTTGACTGCGCGATCTCAGAATCACACGTCGGCGAAGTCGACATCACTGAACACCCTGTAGAGGAAGGGTTCAACGTCTCCGACCACTCGCGCCCGAAGCCCGATGCTCTGACCCTCGAAGGGATCGTCAGCAATACGCCGTTCAATCAGTCGCAGCGCACGCGGGTGATCAAGGTCTTGGGCGACACGAAGTTTCAGTCGAACTCGCAGGCTGATCGATCGCAGGGCACACCCGGCTATGCCGAGGCAGCATACACGAAACTGCGCAAGCTGCGCGATACCGGCAAGATCATAAGCGTCGTCACTCAGATCCGCACGTACTCGAATATGGTGATGACTTCGCTGGCGATCCCTCGCGACGGCAAGACGGGCGACGCGCTGCGCTTCACCGCGTCGTTCAAACAGATCCGAGTCGTCAAGAACAAGGCGACTAAAAAAGTCGTCAGCAAAGAGCCGAAGGCGCAGCCGAAGGCGAAGGCGGGCAAGCAGACGGCAAACACAGCGAACGACTCACAGAAGAAAAAGAGTATCCTAAAACAATTCGACGATGGCGTACTGGGCGGCGGTTTGCGCAAGCTGCTGACGCCGGGCGGTGCGTGATGCTAGAGATCCCCCTGCGCTCAGACCTGCCGCACTTCGACGTACAAGCCGTGCTCGACGACGTGACATTCACGCTTGAGTTCAGGTGGAACACGCGTGAGGGATTCTGGTACATGAGCATCTTGACCGACGGCGGAGATCCGATCATCACGTCGATCAAGTGCGTCGTCGATTGGCCACTTGGTCGGCGCACGCCGGATCCGCGGCGACCGCGCGGTGTGTTGAGTCTCATCGATACGAGTGGCGGGCAGGTGGATCCATCGTTCGATCCGGACACGGGGAAGGGGGATCTCGGCGACCGCGTGCAGCTACTCTATTTTGAGGCGGCAGAATTGCCGGCGGTCTGATGGCGGGCGATCTGCTATTCGGCCGAAAGATCAAGGTCACGATCGCGACGAAGGTTAGTGAGAGTTTCACGCAAATAGAAGCTGATGTCGTCGAGATTGAAAATTTACGCGTGGCGTTCAAGGTGTCGAAGTCGGACAAGAAAGAGCCGAACACCTGCGAGATCACGATCACGAATCTATCCGAGACTCGCCGCAAGTCCTTGCAGCAGAAGGGGGTCAAGTTCATCCTGCAAGCCGGTTACGAAGCGAGCGGCATCGGTCAAATATTTATAGGCGACGCGCGAACCTGTGAGCACAAGCGAGATGGTGCGTCATGGCATACCACGATCAAGAGCGGTGACGGCGAGCGCGCATTCAACTTTGCGCGGGTCAACGAGTCATTTGCCGCAGGCTCGCCAGTGTCGGACGTGGTCAAGCGGATCGCGTCGAAGCTGGGCCTAGGCTTGGGCAATACAAACAAGCAGGCAGCGCAGCTAACCGGGCAGTATGTCAACGGCTATGCAGCTCAGGGGCCGGCGTCTCGCGAGCTTGACAAGGTGCTCGCCGGCACCGGCTACGACTGGTCGATCCAAGATGGCGAGCTGCTGCTACTCAAGCACGACGAGCCGAGCGGCGCGACCGTGCCGGACATCGGGCCGGACACGGGGTTGATCGGATCGCCAGAGTACGGATCGCCGGAGACTATACACAAGCAGGTGAAGAAGACCGGGAAGCCGCTGCTTAAAGTGCGGTGCCTGCTCAATCCTGCGATCAAGATCGGGTGCCAGGTGTCGATACGAAGCGAGCGGCACAAGGGGCCGATCCGGGTCAAGAAGTTAGAGCACACGGGCGACACTGCCGGCGGCGATTGGTATACTGACTTCGAGGGAGTGCCCTTATAGATGGCTGATCGTCCGACAACATGGGCCGAAGTGATCCGCCGCGGGATGGATGCGCGCTTCGGCGACGTGCACACCGCGATCCCCGGCAAGGTCGTGCGCGTAAATCTGGACGGTCAGAATACTAAGTCTGTCGACGTGCAGCCGCTGATCCAGCAAGCGCACCTCGACGAAGAAGATCAGCGAGTCGTCGAGACGCTGCCCGTGATCTGTAGCGTGCCCGTGGCATTCCCGAGCGCGGGCAACTATAGGATCACATTCCCGATCGACACGAGCACGACAGGGATCATTATCTTTTCTGAGGCATCGCTAGATGCGTGGCTGGCCAAGGATGGCACGGTAGACCCGGTCAATGACTGGCGCTTCAACCTTGCCGATGCGATGTTCTATCCTGGGCTGCGATCGTTCAAGAATCCGTTGCGGTCGGCGCCGACTGATCGGATGACAGTAGGTGACGACAGCGGTCTACAGATCCACATAGACGGCAGCAAGATCAAGATCGGGTCGAATGTCGATCTAGAGCTTGATAAAGCAGTCTGCGAAGGCGCTCTAAAGACTTGGATATCGGACGCGCAAACGGCTTTCGCTGGGCACGCGCACGCGACACCATCGGGGAATACGACTTCAGTGATCGGAACACTGCCGAGTGCGCCGGCAAACCTGGGATCTAATTCGGTCATGATCAAGAAGTAGCCGTGATATGATCGAGCCGTGGCACAGCCGAGAGTCACAGACTTCCTGCTAGGTGATGACGATGACTTCGTCGTGCGCAATGGTGATTTCGCCATGGCGACCGACAAGGTCGGCATCAAGCAGAGCATAGATATCCGGCTGTCATTCGTGCGCGGTGAGTGGTTCTTAGATGAGTCGATCGGGATCCCGTACTATGAGGTGATCTTCGTCAAGAACCCGAGCTTGGTCGTGGTGCGTGAAGTATTCCGCGAGGCGCTCGACGACACGCCGGGAGTGCTTGAGATCCTCGCGCTCGACGTGGGGTACGACGGCAACAGGATCGCATCGGTGCCGTGGATCGTTTCAACAGACCTCGGCGAGCTTAGCGCCGTTTCAAATCAGGCGGTGATCTGATGGCTGTTTATGGGCTCACGCCGGCCGGCTATGTCGCGAAGCCGCTGACCGTCATCAAGCAAGAGCTTGAAGCTGCGTTCAAAACGGCGTTCGGCGACTCGATCGGATCCGAGCCGGACGGTTCGATCCCGGCTCAGTCCGCGATGGGGCAGCTCATAGGAATCCTGTCAGAGCGCGAGTCCCTTCTATGGGAACTCGGCGAAGCGGTGTACGGTGCGACCGACCCGGACAAGGCGAGCGGCGCGGCGCAAGATGCGGTGTGCGCCATCACGGGGACGGTCCGACTCGGTGAGCGCAAGTCTCAAGTCGTGCTGACTGCGACCGGCGATCCCGGCACAGTGCTCTTGCCGGGCCGAGTAGTCAGCGTGCAGGGCAGCAATACCCGATTCGATACCAAGCCGACTACTACCATCACGCTCGTCGTACATGCGGCATGGTTGACGGGCACCCCCTACGCAGCCGGTGATCGGCGAGTCAGCGACACCCCGCAGCGGGTCTACCTGTGCATCGCGGCAGGGACTTCCGGCGCGACCGCTCCGACCGGCACGGGGTCATCGATCTCGGACGGCGGGGCGACGTGGCGCTACTTGGGGGACGGTACAGCCAGCGGAGACGGAGACGCCGAAGCCGAAGAAGCTGGCCCGTTCGCCGCAGTGTCCGGAACACTGACGGAGATCGAGACGCCGGTAGCGGGGTGGAAATCGGCGATCAACATCCTAGACGCTGTGATCGGCGACTTCGTAGAGACTGACGCCGCGCTGCGCCTACGCCGCGAAAATGAACTAGAAGCCGCTGCCAATGCGACCATCAATGCAATCCGCGCGAATGTGCTGCGCGTGGGGCAGGGGACAGCCACGCCCGTCATCGCGTGCACCGTATTTCAAAATGCCAGCCTGGTCACGAATGTCGACGGCGTGCCGGGTAAGGCTGTCGAGGTGCTCGTGCTGGGTGGGCAAGACGCGGACATCTGGCAAGCAGTATTCGATAGCGTGGCCGGCGGCATCCAAGCCTACGGCAATACGATCGGGGCCGTCGTAGACACCGCAGGGAACCCGCACACCGTGGCGTTCAGTCGAGCTACTGTGAAGGCGATATGGCTCGAACTCGACGTAATTGTGAATGCCGGCGCGTTCCCGATCGACGGCGTCGATCAGATCAAGGCGGCGATCATCGCTTCGGCGCAGTTCCCCGCCTATAGCTTCGGCAAAGACGTCACCGCGTGGGGCGTGTCCTCGCCACTCGAACACGTCAAGGGAGTGCTCGACGTCACCGCAGTGCGGCTCGGATTGGCGCCGAGTCCCACGGGCACGGTGACGATCCCGGTAGGCCCGCGCGAGATCGCGACGTTCGACACCTCGCGGATCTTGGTCAACACCACGAACGGAGTGCCGTAAGGGGTCGGCATGCTAGAGCACATCACCGACCACGCCAAGCGCGCACTCGCGCGGCTGATCGAGAAGCTAAAGCGCAAGCCGAAGATCGAAGCGACGCTCAACGCGTTCAACGATCAGAACCAAGCGATCGAGGATGCCTACTGGCAGCTATTTAGCGAGCGGTCGATCGAGACTTCGATCGGCGACCAGCTAGACATCCTCGGCAAGATAGTCGGTGAGCGGCGCGACGGCTCGAATGACGACGATTACCGACTACGCATCCGAGCACGCATCCGCGCCAACCTGTCGAATGGGACTACGGAAGACATCTACAGAGTATTTCGCGCGCTGCTCGGACCGATGGCCGGGTCGGCTGTGTTCACGTGGTTCGACTCCTACCCGGCCCGCTTCGTCCTTACCATCACCGGGATCTTGATCCCTACCGCGCAGGTGCCTATCTTCGCCAGGTTCCTATACGACTCGAAGGCGGGCGGCGTCGGTGCGCACTTCGGGTCGCAGCCGATCCCAGATGATGAGGCGTTCACCTTCGCGATCTCCGCGTTCTTGACAGTCGCTGCGTCGTCGGGTGACACCGTGTTGACCGTAGACTCTACGGTGAATTTCCCCGCGACCGGCACCTTGATCGTAGATGACGGCACTCCCGTGCGCGAAGTCGTGACTTACACCGCGACGACGCCTACCAGCTTCACGATCTCGGCGCTCGTGAACAATCACGAGGTGCGCACCGCCGCATCCCTAGACCCCAGTCCCGGCAAGGGTTGGGGGGATGACACTAACCCCGCGACCGGCGGCGCATTCGTCAGTGCCGTTGATGTGGAGATATAGCGAGCCATGGCAAAGCCTACTGACGTACCCCGATGGGCGGACACTGTACCGGCTAACCGCGTAGAACCGGCGAATGCAAAAAAGGATGTAGGGTGGGCACCGGCCGAGAAGCCGCCGGCTCAGTATGAAAACTGGATGCTCTACACGATCTACACGTGGATCATCTGGCTCAATGACTTTGAGATCACGGCGCATATATGGGCAGCTCTGCAAACTTTCACGCTCGGCGTCGTCGTGACGCAGAGCACCGCAGACTCGCGCGCGGTCGACGCGACCGGCAACGGCACCGGGGCCGGCGTTCGCGGCACAGGCGGCGCGACGTCTGCCGCAGGCGTCGAGGGGATCGGCGGTGCACCGAATGGTGCCGGCGTGCAGGGGAGCGGCACGGGCACTGGGGCCGGCGTCGTAGGGGTGAGTGCTGCCGGGCCAGGCGTGCGCGGCACGGGCGGCACGTCCGCAGCCGGTGTCGAGGGAGTCGGCAACGCCGCCGCCGCCGGGGTCAAGGGCACCGGGGGGAGTAGTGACGGGCCGGGTGTACAGGGCATCGGCGGCGCGGGCAGCGGGGTCGGCGTACTTGGTACGGGTGTCAGTCTGGGCGTGGGCGTGCATGGGGTCGGCGGTCCGGGCGCGATCGGGGTGGGTGCGTTTGGCGTACTCGGTGAAGGGACGCTCGGCGCAGCAGGCGTCAAGGGTGTAGGTGGGCCGACTGATGGGGCCGGCGTGCAGGGCGAGGGCGTAGCGGCCGGCGCGGGCATCAAGGGGATCGGCGGCACGACTGGCGGGCACGGGGTGCACGGGATCGGCGGGACTGGTGGGACTGGCGGGATAACTGACGGGCATGGCGTCTTCGGCGAGGGTACAGACAACGGGGAGGGGTTACGCGGCGTTGGTGGTTCAAATGGTGGGCATGGATGTGTAGGCACTGGCGGCGGCAACGGCAGCGGTGTAAGCGGTGTAGGCGGACCGACTAACGGCACGGGGGTGCAAGGTATAGGGACGGGGACTGGGCCAGGCGTAAAGGCTTTCAAGGATACAGGGAACGCAATCGAGGCTGTCGGAGATATCAGCACCGACAGTCACATCAGCTTGGGCGCTTCTGATAGCGGAGCTTCACCGAATACCGATGTATCAAAGTTTCTAGCCGGGCGCGACTCGGTCATATATGGGTGGGGCAGTGTCCCCGTCGCTGGCACGAGCACGAACCGGAGTAGGAACGTGAACGGCGTGGCACGTCCCGCGACAGGTCAGTACGTGATCACTATGAACACGTCTCTGATCGACGATGATAACGTATCGGTATGGGTGACTCCAGAGACGTCCGATGTATCTTTCAAGGTAGCGACGACGACGGTAAGCAGCAAGCTGACGATCACGATTAACTTCCGGACTATCGAGGCCACTCCGGCCCCCATCAATACCGCGTTCCGATTCGGTATCGTGGGCGATTAGCAGTGTAGCAGCGGCTCATCTACAGGATCCCCCGGCTTCGGCATCCAGCACGACGGGACCTCATCGGTGAATTTCACCACGCTGTAGGCTGCCCCGCGTTCGAGCGTCAGATAGAACACGCGCACGTTCTGCACGTAGTGCTTGCACAAGAACACCTGCCCCGGCTGCCGATTGTTCGTTAGCGTGCCCATCGTAAACGGCACATCCGACACATATACCAACTTGTTGTTCACAGTGATCGACGCTCCGATCCTGGTATTACATGGGACCGTTTCACTGATGAACTCCAAGTAGCACGTGTCTGCGTCGCACACCTGCATACCTGTCGGCGAAGACACCATCATCCCATAGATCACGTTGACGAAATACGTCGTCATAACGGGAGTCGGCGTATGTGCCGGCAAGTCGGCGCGGTCATAGGGCTCGGCTGCCAACGGTCCGCAAGAGGCGATCAGGATCAGGGATAGGATTAGACTTTGGGCCATCATGTGCTTGCTCCATCAAGTTTGTGGTGTTCAGGGACACCGCTACTACTAACCTGATGATTGTTTAACAGTCAAGCACAATCGACATCTTTTTATGAAACGCGACGCTGTCGGGCGCGCGCACGTGCGGTGCCTACTACCTGATTCGCAGGCACGGGGGGCGACTGCGGCTGCACGACGCGCAGCTTGTACGCCTTCGCTTCCGGCCCAGTTTTGCCATCTCGCACCATGACTTCATCGATGACATATCCGGCATCTCGCAGAGCTTGCAGGCGGCTGTATGCCGTCGGCTTGGTCGACCCGCACTTCTTCGCGATCTGCCTCGCCGTGCACGGCTCGACGGCGATGACTTTCAGAACCTTGGCAAGTTCCCTCGCCTTGTCTTGACTGCTCAACATGGGAATATCTTAACAGTTAAACGAACGCGTGCAAGCTCATCTAGGAATTACGCGACGGCGATCCATTCGTCCCAGGTGGAACAAACCTAGGCCGATGGCGTCGATCGCGTTGTGCGCCGTCGACTTGCTGACATCTACGCACGCGCGCTCGGTTGTGTCGAGCCGGTCGAGTATCCTAGAGAGGAATGCATCCCCCGGCACCTGCCCCTTCCACGCTGCCGGCAGCGTTGAATTTAGCGTCGCATTCGGTAGCAGCGCTGCGAGCGCGCAGCCAACACCAGCTAGCGGCGGCAAGTCATTCGGGTCGCCCCTGCCCTTGCCGACTGCATAGACCTGCGGCCACTCCGCGATCAGCTCGTCGACTAACTCTTCAGTAGTTCGCGGATCGCCGGGGCGAATGGCGAGCAGGTCGCCGATCAATAGCTCTCGACTCAGCAGCCAGTGCCCGATCTCGCGGGCCATACTCACGCAGGCGAGCACCTCATTGCCTACTTTCAGGGGATTGCGAACTACCTCAGAAGCGACCAAGCGGCGATCGACGAACAACGCGACCCCGGCGTGCCGTATGCCGGGGTCGAGCGCTAGAAGCGTGCGTCGGTTCGGCAGGGCGGCGAGCGTGGAATCGGTTCGCAGGGGCGGAGCTTTTACGCTGACTGCAATACCTGTCGGTGTGAGCGCTTGTGCAGTCATGCGAACATCCACCTATTCAGATCAGCGTTCGTCAAGAGCACGTCCGGTCTGCCGATCTTGGGGTCGTTCCCCCACGCGTCAAACCCCTCGACGCGCTCTCGCGCGAACAGCTCGATCGCCGGAATATGATCGCCTACCAGCTTCTTGATCCGCAGCGCGATCTCTTCGGGCTTCTTCGAGTGATCCATAACCGGCGCTTGCAGCAGCCGATCATCATCAAATTCGATCGTCTCGATGAGCTGATCGACTCCCTTGTCAACGCGCTTCGGCTTGCCGCGCGTGGCCAGCCAAACGGGCTCACTGTTCGCGCGCGTCCACCTGCCATTACCATAGAAGGGTCGACACGAGTTCGAGCGGTACTTGTGCCAGATGAAGGCGAGCGTCTTATACTCGAAGCCCCACGCGTCGAGCAGTAGGTATTTTTCCCGGTCCTTTGGCCAGGTGCCGCACAAGAACAACGCGCAGTCGCGCGCCGCGATCTCGCCGACTGGCAGCGCGCACAGTTCGGCATCGCTCATGGTCGACCGGCCGGTGTTCTGATCTTTGGTGTAGTGCTGTTCGGCAGCGCCTCGGCAACTGCTGTCGCGATAGCGCCACGCCGGATCGACATAGATCGCACCGTAGCCGCCGGCTGCTTTTATTTGGGGGATGGTTAGCATTCTTACTTCACCATACCCGGTACATGCCGATGGTCGGTCGGCGCCCATGATATCCAAAGTCGAAGTCTGTCGAGATCAGCCGCAGTGTCTTGCCAGAACATAGGTAGGCCGACGCGCTCGGCTTCAGCGATCTCGCCTTTGGTCCCTTCCGATGCTCTCCACCCACTAAGCACGAAGACGGCATCGCAGCGGCGCATAAGTTCAAGCGTGCCGCTGATCCAAAATTTTTCAGCTTCGACGCCGGACATGCGCGCGGTCAAGCTATGCGGAGAAAGCGGCATCGCACCCAGACCTGCAATCATGCGCGCGGCAGTCTCTGCTTTATGGATGTTGCAGTTGACGATCCACATGTCTGCGCCGCGATACGGGCCGGCGATATAGATGATTTTTATCATCAGGTAGCCTCTACCCAGGGGATCAACTTTCCTGTCGCATCATAGCACGGCTCGGCGTCTTTGCTCATGTGGTACATGAGCGCGGGTTCAATGGAGAATGCTACGTCGGGCGCGTGCCGCTTCGAAGCTTGTTTCAAGATGTCAGCCATGCGATAGGCGGCGACGTGCGCTACCTGTGCGGGCATCTCGGCGAAGACGTCGTCGTGATTGAGCAGAAGCGGGCGAGTACCGTATAGGACCGACGATCGATCCGTATAGCACTCGCGCGTGACCTCGCACAGACCATCCTTCATGATGTCCGATTCGAGCGCTTGGAACCCGTTGTTGGCACCGCTGCAAAAATCCAGCCCACCCCGCACGCGCAGCACCCGCACCTTGCCGGTGTTCGGGTCGTAGCCGAAGCACGGCAGCTCGCCCGTGCTCTCGACGTTCATCGACACCCAAGCGAAGTACGGCTTGATCTCGGGCCACAGCGAGAACCACGCTGGGCGCAAGTCGTACTCGACGATCTCTACGCATCGCTTGCAGATGGGCGGCGTCGGTCGGTCTTTCCATTCGATGACCTTTTCGACCCCGCAAGCGCTCGCACCGCCGAGCAGGATGCAGAAGCGAATACCGGAATACACTCGACCGTCCGGCCCGACCGTCTTGCCCTCGCTACGCTGTCGCTTCGATAGCACGAGCTTCGCCGCACCCATGCCGCCGGGGAATCCAAAATTACCAGCCTTCGCCGCTTGCCGCCATCCCTTGGCGTCGGGGTCCTTCGCCTTGACCAACTTGATCACTTCGGCGACTGGCTTGCCGACGAGCTGCGCGGCGAAAGTGGTGTGTAGCAAACCGGGATCGCCCGTCTCGTTGATCGTCTCGGCCATCCTAGAATAGCCTGCCACCCACAAGCACACTTGCGCGAGCGTGCACAACTGGATCGCGCCGAAGTCGGCCGAGCAGAAGACGCAGCCCGGTCGCGCGATGAAGCACTCGCGCACCCCGCCGTGCCTGGGTAGGAGCTGCACGAGCGACTCGTACGAACACCGGCCGGTATTCAGCAGTACGTTCGGGCGCGCGTTGATCGGCTTGTCGACCCCCTCGCGGACAAATGGCAAGTAGGTGTCGCGCAACTTCTCCGTTTCGTCTTCGCCGTAGGCAGCGAGGTCTTCGTCACCGCTCTCGACCTTCGTATCACGCGACGTCGACACGCCGCCCTTGTCGGTACGCGGCACGCTCGGCGACGCGTCGAGGTCGTAGCCGGTGCCGTCACACCCCCCATCGCTGCCCTTGCATATGATCGCATTCGCTTCGAGCCACTTGCGCTTATGTTCACGACAGCGGGAAAGGTACTCATCATCTAACACTTCCCCCTTCTTGCGCTTAGGTGCGCCGGGGTACGTCTTGCCGTTCGCGACCCGGCCAGCACCGCTGCACTTCGGACAGGTGCCGCTTGCACCGTACGCGGTCGCGACGGCACGTTTGACCAAGCACCCGTCTTCGGTGCCGTCGGGCCGGATGAATCCGAGCGTTTGGAAGCGCTTCAGTGTCTTGGCGTGAGCGACCTCTACGATCGCTTCGAGCTTGGCGACGCGCTCGGGGTCAGTCCGAAGACCCCACAGCGATCCCAAGTGCAGCGCGAACGCGGCTTCTACTTGCGCCGGCAGGTTCTCAAGATTCCGAAGCGGGCGGCGGAGCTGCGCGACCGCGACGCCGATCGTGTTCACCGCGTCGTCGATCGGGTACTGTCGCGCTTCACGCGGCCACAGCTCGATCGGCACGTCTTCGAGTATCGCGTAGCGCAGTCGCCAAAAATCATTGTTCTTGGCGTCGCTGCGTCCGAGCATGTAGTCAGTGCAGAAGTGCAGGCTGTAGCGCCCGGTCTGCTTGCCCTTGTCGTTCCGGATCTTGATGCCGTCGCGCGGGTCGATCCCAAGGTGCCCGCCCGCAATGGCGTCGAGTGCCTGCGCGATCTGCACGTCGTAGACCCGGCACTCGTCGAACAGCTTGTAAATCTCGTCGATCAGCTCGGGAAACGCTGCGGCTATGCATCCGAAGTCATACGCGATATTGGCGCCCGCGATGATCACGTCGCTGGCGGCATACTGCCGAAACAGAAGCAACGCATTGCGCCGATCATAGATGTTGCCTTCCGTGCGATCATTGCCGGCGTCGTCGATACTGAATCGAGCGCTCGACCCGCAGACGATCGGCGGTGCGCCGAGTCCGTCTTGCGTCAAGTGCGTTTCTAGGTCGAAGCTGCGCAGGCGTGCGATGTACTCGTCGAGCGGCATCATTTAGCAATCTCCCCGGATCAAACGTGACTGTCGAACCAAGCGGACTAATCGGATCATATCGATCTGCTTTCGAGCTTGGTCGCGCCAGATACCGCCATCACCAAAGCGACGTTTCAAGGAATAGGCTAAGCCGTTTAACAACGCTTCCTCTCCTTCACAAAAGAGAACAGAGACGACGACGCACCCCATACCTCACGCGACACCGTTGCGAACGGTCGCCCGATCTGTGCGCGTAGCTTACGCGGGATGATGCTCGTCCCTTCAGTTTGGCGCACTCGGTACGATTCCCATATCCTTACTCGCCGGGACTGGCGGCGGCTGCGTTCGTGCGTCGTCGTCTCTTAGTTTGGGTCGGGCATGCGGTAGTCATGTACGATCGATCATCCGCGCGACCGGCTCTATCGTCTTCGTCCTACTCCACACCTCGCCGAAGCGAGGAACTACAGAAGGCGAACTAAGCCGCCTTCTTGACCTTCAGGTCGATCTCTGCCCGGCGCGCGGCTACCTGCTCGGGGGTCTGGTCGACTCGCGCCCAGTTGTGCCCGGTGAACGGCTTGCCGGCGTTCGCGCCGCTCTGTATTTCCTTGCGGAAGGTCACATCGTCGAGCAGCATCCCGCGGCACGGATTCTGCTCGCTGATCGCCCACGCGACGCACTCGGCGATCTGCGCGTGCTGCTCGTCTTCGCTCGCCGGCTGGCCGGCGGCGTTGGTGATCTTGCTCTCGTCGATCCCGAGTAAGCCGAGGATCAGCGCCTTCGTGTTGCCGGGCGCGCTCGGATTGCGGTCGAGGTTGACGACGTAACCACATACCGACCCGACCGGGTTCGGTGCGACGCCATCGATCGCCGGCTTGGCGTCGATGACTTCGAACTCGACGATGAAGCAAACCCCCTTCCACTTCTTCTCGATCATCATCTTATGGATCATGAAGCGGTAGATCCCATCGCGGATGATCGTGCCGCCGCCGGTCGCGCGGGCACTGGCGATCTTCTTCAAGAGGTCAAGGCTGATCTGTCCCATGTTTCCACTACTCCGTTGTGCTGCGTGTTGGTGTCTTCGCCTTCTTGATCACACGTCGCAACTGCGACGAATTCTGAATCATCCATTGCTGCGCCAGTTTGGCGCGATCCTCTTTCGCTGTCCTGTATACCAAGTCCGAAGGATGGCTGTCACCGGACGGCGAGGCGTTCGCGTCTACGGCGCACTTGACTAAGTCGAATCCGACTTCGGCCACCTTGTCGCCGATCCCCTTCTGCCAGTCCGGGCGCAAGAGAATCTCGCCGATCTCGCGGATGAGTTCCGGCCCGCACTTCACCACGGCGCGACCGACGAACGCGCAGATCTTGGCGCGCATCTCGGGAGAACACCCGGCGAAAGCGAAGGCGAGCGCGGCGACGAAACAACATCCCAAAAGCAGCTTTTCATAGTTCATTCTCGGACCCTCCTACAGTGACGTTACTTAACAGTTAAAAACTAAGCAAGCTCGAAGTCGCAGGCGGCTGATAAAAGTTTCTGGTCAGCGCCCGTCAAGTCCTGCGCGAAGTGCGCTTGTATCACCGCCCGGTCAATCGCGTCGCGCATCTCCGGCGTGTGCCGATACACCCAGGAATCGACCTCATCCGCGCGCTGCCCCTCGCGGTGCAATCTCCCAAACAACTGCTCCCATCCCTCACCGCTCGAAGGCGGGTTCGCGATGAGCTGCTCGTTAAAAAGAAACTGCAAGCCGTCGCGCCCGGTCCCGTGTGACTTGATCGACGCGATGATTGAAGACTTCCCATCTTCCGCCAAGATCAGCCGCTCGGCGTCGGGTCCGCCGCCATGCCGGGCGAGCTGCGAGATCTCGGCGACCTTCTTGCCGAAGGCGCCGAACTCGTACCACACGATCCCGCGGTGCTCTCGCGCCCACTCCGCAGCGTCGCGGGCGAGGTAGTCATCGATCCACACCGTCTCAGTCTCCGGCTGTACCTGATCTTTTATCTCGCGCCACGCGGGCCAGCCCACCGCCGCCCAGCGGGGCAGGTGTTCTGTAGATCGCCTATCCTCTATCGGCACGGATGGATCGTAGGTGCCCCGATAGTGCCGGATCGCGGCGTTCGTGCAGAGCATCGGCGAGTCGAGGTGCGGCAAGCGCTTCTCTAGTTTCTTGCGCAGCTCTTTGTGCCAGTCCTTGCGCGCTCGAAACCAAGCATCGATCAGATCCGGGTGCTCGCCTCGCGGATATTTCCACCGATAGTAGAACCCGCAGGCGAGCTGCCGCAAGCACCGCGCGACTTCGAGCGCGTCTACGAACTCCTCGCCGTCGGGTCGCGTCCAGGTTTCGCGCACGTCCTTTAGCAGCTTCGCGACCTGCTGCGGCACGGGGGGCGGCTTCCGCTCATATAGGTTGATCGACGCGTCGATCGCGCTCTCTTTGGTAGCGACTACGCCGCGAGTCTCGACCAGCCTGCGCCGCATGCTGCGCGCGAGCGAATCGCCGGACTGCATGAAGACGCGCAGCGCACCGGCCGGCGCAGGATTGTCGGTCGGGTCGAGTGCTGCTGCCCACTCGTCGACCGCGTCGGGGTCGATCGGCAGCGGCGAGCCTGTGCCGAGTGCGAGCGCCGACAAGTGCGCGACGTTCGTGATGCTGTCTTTCGCTGCGGATCCTGTCCACCAACATAGCCGGGTGCCGTAGGCTTGCGCGAACAGCCGCAGCAATCGCGCCGTGCGCGCGGCGGCGCGGTGCCGCAAGTTCTGCGCTTCGTCCGCGATGACTAGATCCGGCTTGAGCTGTTCGAGCAATACCGACGAACTCGGCCGGCTCAAGATCGAATAGGGCACCACGTGCAGCACCGGGCGACCTGTGACATGGTAACCCTGCTCGCCCATCACGATCGACGGAACGATGAAGTGCTCGCGCCATCGCAGATATTCGCGCATGAGCGTTTCTTGGTGCCCCGGCTTGATCAGCACGACGGCGAGCTTGCACCCCGGCATGACCAGGGGCATCAAGATATTCAAGGCGGTCTTGCCGTGGCCGACTCCTATCAGACCATCGAGCCCGCCTACTTGAGGCGCCTCAAATAGCGCCCACGCTTGAGCCGGGCGCAGCTTCGTGATGCAGGGTCGGCCCCTGCTCAAGCAGTCGCAGCGGTCTGTGCGGTGCCGGCGAAGGCGCGAGGTCATGAGTTCGACGAGCGCTTCGCCGCGCACGGTGTCGAGGTCGGTCTGTGGCCGGCGAGGCAGGGCGAGCACCCGTTCGACTTCGCCGGACTGCTTGACCGCAGCGCGCGACCGGCTACCGTTCCCGTATGCCGGACGCTCCGCACCTGAGATCCAATCCGCGACTGCAGGTTTGCTCGGGTCGTAGTTTGGATCGACTTCTCGCAAGCGCGCGGCGAGGTCCATAATTAAGCATGCCCCCCGCACTGCATGAGGGTGTCGAGGTCGAGCGCGTTGACCGATTCATCGATCGTGACCGCTTCGCCCGTCTGCATGATCATGACCTTGTCCGTGATCATCTTGTCGCCGCGCGCGAGCCCCTCGCCGATCCCCCGCACGTCGGCCACTTGGCCGAGCGCCGACAGCAGCAGACCGAGAACGGCGCGGCTCATGTCGATCGGGCCGAGCTGCGCAGTCATGACGGCCACCTCGACCCGCCCATCGCCCGTATCCCGAAGTATGATCTGCGCCGCGCCCATCACTTCGGCGTACCCCGCGCGCCCGACTTGATCAAGATCCTCTCGGCCACAGGTGCCGGCAATAGGCCGACTTCGAGCAGGCGGCGCACGTGGTGAGCGACTTCGGGATCCGCATCGCGGAAGCGTTTCGCGCTGACCTGACCGACGATGTTGTCAGCGAAGTCGCACGGCATCTCGATGAACGTGTCGATCTCGACCTCTTGGACGTGATCAGGCACGCGCAGGTCAGGTTCTTGGTCAGCGAGTAAGTAGCGCTCGCCGTCTACCTTGATCTGCCGAGAGCTGTACTCTTGCAGGTAGAACGCGAGCATGTCGGCGATCTGACTCTTGCCTGTGCCCTGCTGCCCGCTTATCGCGATGCGGATCCTCGACATGTCAGCGACCCCGCACGACGACGTCGGCGATCGAGGTGAGCGCCTCGACTACGACTTGCTTGATCTCGGACTCGCCCGCGTACGAGATCAGGTAGTTGCCGGCCGGCGGCGGCGCGGACTTCACGGCGGCGGCGAGCGCTCCGCGCCACTTGCCGAAGCTGATGGCCGACTGCTCGTGCGCGAACCGGATGTCGGACGCACCGGACGCTTCGCAGATCTGGTCGCAGATGTCCTCGATGTAATCCTCCAAGGATTGGAGCGACAGACCCTTGACCGGCACGACGTCGGTGAACAGCACGATCCCGCTGCCGCCCGACTCCGACGCCGGACCGGCTTCCGCGCTCGGGGTCTGCGCCGGCTTCCGGGTCCGCTTGCGCGCCGGCTTCTCCGGTGCGGCTGCGGGCGGGGCCGGCGTCTGCATCGCACCCATGGTCGCGACTGCCTGCGGCTGCGCGTGTCCGGCGTTCGCCAGTGCGACCGCTTGCGCGTGAGCCTGCGCCGCAGCAGCCACGGCCGGCGGCAGGGTGGGGATCACTTCGACCGGCACCGGCATCGCGGCGGTGTGGGGCAACGAGCGCGCGGCATCGGGCGGGTTCACGCCGCTGCGCTTCGGGCAGCCGACGTGAAAGAGCGTCCCATCGGGCAGGCGGCTGACGTTCTGCACGGTGAACGGTTCGAGGCAGAGCGGGCATGTTGGCGAGCTGGTCGCCGGTTGGATCGGCGCGGGCGGGGTGCGATTCATCGCCGCCGCTTCTTCCATTTGCAGTGCCGCCATCTGCGCTTCGATCGCGGCGCGGCGCGCGGCCATGTCCGGAGTCTGCACACCGGGCGGCGCGGTCGGCACCGTGTTCGCTGCGGTGCTCATCTGCACGAGCTGCGGTGTGGTGGAAGCGGGCGCGGCTTCGCGGAATCCGGGCGGCGGCGAAGGTGGCGGCGCAGTGCCGGCGGCTTGCGAAGGAAGACCTGTTAGACCCGTCTGCGCTTGTAGCGTCTTGAGGAGTGACATCCCTTTACCCTTTCCGAATAGATCGAGGATCACACGATCCGGTGAACGCGGGCACCGCTCGCGGTAGAAACATCCGCCGTATGCGCCGCAGCTATCCCAGTTTGGATCGACGCGCATCGCGTCGACTTCCTTGGCGACGTCGACCATCTGATCGACGACGTTTTCAACACCTTGCCAGCGATCTTTAACAGTTTCAATCAAAAAGAGCGCGGTGCGTTTTTCGGAGTGCTTGCGCCCGCGAGTCTGAAAATACACGTGCGACAGTCGCGCATAGTCCAGCGACGGATCGGCGCGGCGGATCGTCTCGCCGTATCCGGCCATCTGGATCGTATCTATGAGCTGAGGTCCGCGCTTGGCGTACTTGGCGATGTCGGCGATCGACTTCCAATCGATGACTTCCGCGGTCTTCGGCCGGTCTTGCTTCACTTCGCCGGTTGAGTCGATGAAGGTGCCGCGACTGTGCGCGAGGTCGATCGAGAGCCGGAACGGGATGCCGCGCGCGGTCAGCGCCCGACTCGACTCGTCGATCTTGTGCTCGATAAGGAGGTCTTCGCCGCGTGCCGGCATGAAGTGCTTGCCCGCGCGTACGATCGGTGTGAGCACGTCTTCGCCGGTCTTGTAGTAGTGCTCGATCTGCTTGTGGATGTCTACGCCCTGAACGTTCTCCGGCTTCTTGATCCCCTCGACGTACCGGAAGAACCAAGCGCGATTGCAGCCGCCATCCTGCGACGGGTCGAACATGGTGACGCTCGACACGCTCAGGAAGTTGATCGTGCCGTTGTAGACGGCGCGGCGGCGTTCTGTAAATGGTTCGGTCACAGCGCGACCCCGGCTTCGCGCATGGTCGCGCGAGCCCGATCGACCGCATCGGGCAGGTTCCAGATCCGGCACAAGCCGGATGGGTGCGGCAGCACCGCGACGCGCAGCATACCGGAATTCGTCCGCTCTATGAATCGTCGACCGGGTGCAGGCTCATCGACGCGGTAAGTCGCGACCGGGCGCGAGGCGGTGCCATCCGCAATCATTCGGATGATGCTCATGGTATCTTGACCTCTTGACTGATCGAGATGACCGGCGCGGGCACGGTCGCCGCCGCGATCAGTTGCAGGTGGTAGCCCTTGCCGTGCTGCGGTGCAGTGCGCAGCGCCTCATTAGGCAGGTAGACGTGCGCGGCGCGCTGCCCGTTGTGGTTCTCGCGACCCTTCTCGAATCCCATGTGACGCAGCGCCGACCCGATCTGCATGAGCACGCCGGGCCGCTCCGCGATCTTCTCCGGTGTCATCCTGAAGACCTTCTCGGCGATCTCTGAAGTCGTGACCCGCGCGTCGCGCTTGCTCGGGTGCGTGCCGAACCACCACTCGCCGATCCGCACGTCGATCGCGCTCTCGCGCAAGCGCTCATCAGTCTCGCGGTTTGCTTCTTCCTGCTCGCCCTCCGTCATCCACCATCTATACGGGTTCTCCAGGTCGGCGCAGCCGGCAGACTTCAGGCGGTTAAACTCGGCGTACTCCGCGGCAGCCTGTGCCCACACCTGATCGCGGTCGGCGCGGAGTCCGGCGAGGTCGAAGCGCCCGCTCTTGATGGGCCAGTAGCGGCGATTCGTCCGATCCGTCAAGTAGTCATCTTCTTCGGTCGTGCCCACGAAGACGCACCGCCGCTTATAAGGAACGACTGTGCGCGCATAGGGGGGCCGGAACTTGTCCACGACGCGCGTGAAGAAAGCCTTCAGTTGCTTCGACTCGGACTTGTGGACGCTGACGAGTTCGGCGAGTTCGATGATCCACGACGTCGCGCAGAGCTGCATCGAATCCTTGTTGCCTAGGTCGATCTGCGTCTCTAGGGTGAACTCGCCGCCGAGGATGCGAAAGAACGACGTCTTGCCCCGGCCGGTCACGCCTTCGAGAACTAGCACCGTGTCGACCTGGCAGCCGGGATCGAGCGCGCGGGCGACCGCCGAGATCGGCCACTTGCGGCTGACGCTGCGCACGTACCCGGTGATGTCCGCGCCCGCGCCGTTGACCGTACTCGCGCCCGCATACCGCTCTAGTAACGTCGAGAGCCGATCGGCGCCGTCCCACTTCAGCCCTGAGAAGTAGACGCGTAGCGGGTCGTAGGCGTTGTCGTAGGCGCAGCGCGCGATCTGGTCGCCCACCTCGCCTTTGTTGATGTACAGGCTCCAGTAGCGCGCGATCCACCCCTGCACTTCTTGATCGAGCACCTCGATTCGCGTGCTCTCGAAGGGTCCGCCGTGCCGGTCGAACGTCTTGGTGATCTCGTTGAACTTGATGGTGCCGGTCGTCTCATCTGAGAACGTCAAGATCGTGAACACGTTCTCGCCGCAGGGTTGCAGGCTCACGCCGTCCGGCTTGCGCAAGAGCAGCTCTTGCCAGTCCGCGATCCCCATGTCGGCCAGCGTCCGCCGCATGGTCTGCGCGCTCGACTCCTCTATCGGCGCGACTTCGGGATCTTCTAGTACCAGCGATGCCGGCGCGGTCGGGGGTGCTGCGGGGATGTTGAGCTTGGGCACGAGCCCGGCGAGCCGCTCGCGCAGGGCAGCGTTCGCGCGCGCCGTCTCGGCGTCGCGGTCGATCCGGCGGGTCATGGCGCGGCTGTAGCTGTACGCCGCCTTGTCGAGCCAGTACGCGACCCCTTCGGGCTCGCACTCCATCGCCGCGATCGAAGTGCGCATGACCTCGACCGCCGCTTCGACCGGGGTCTTAGGCGGCAGCGCGCACGCCACGATCGCCGCCGCTTGGTTGACCGACACGTCGCGCCGGCCCGGCTCGGCGAGCGGCTTTCCCTTGATGACCCGGTCGAGCACTTCGTAGCGCTCGGCGTCTTCGGGCTTGCCGCCGCGGGACTTGCGGTAGCGCACCTGCTTTAGGCGCTCGCGGAGCGACTCTAAGTTCACCGCGATGTCCGCGGGCAAGTCTGCGTCGAGCACGGGCAGGTCGGGCAGCGGCGTCGGCGTGCGGTGCTGCGGCGCTGCCGGTTGCTGCTTGCCGTCGTAGATGAGCGGCAACAGTGACGGCACGCTGATCGGTGCGCCGATCCCCTTGTAGAAGATGCGGGGTCCGCCCCTGTAGATCGAGGGCAGGAAGTACAGCCGCGATCGGTCCTTGCAAGACGGGTCGGCCGGCAACTGCAAGTCGCGCACGATGAATGCGAGTGCTGCGGGCCAGTCCGAGGCGTGGATCGGCTCGGACAGTTGCAGCACGAGCCGCACCGCGCAGTCGTACGGCGGGCGGTGCGAGTGAGTCGAGTGCAGGTAGAACGACAGACCCTCGATCCGCTCGGCGACCCCGAACAGCGCGTCGGCGTTCATCCGGTCCAAGTCGATGACCGCGGCAGTGACCCATTTCACATTTGCGTCGAGCCGGGTGCCCTCGATCTCGACGGGCGACCACGCCATCCGGTTCTTGTGCGGGCAGTTGTGGGAGTCGTTGAGCAAGCACAGGGGACCGACCCGCTTGGCGAAGTCGACCTCGGATTCATCCGGTGCGCGCGGCGCGGTGCCGGGCGGCAGCTCCATGCAGGGCGTCTCGACCAAGTCGCCGAGCAGCATGCCGAGTTCATCCCAAGTGACGTCCAGGGGCGCGGGGTTGTTGTCGCGCTTGCCCAAGAAGCGCCCGTCGGGGTCGGTGTTCTTATAGAGGACGATCCGCACTTGGTGACACGCTCACACGCCGGCCCGGTCACGGTCAAGTAAAATATTTAACTGTCAAACATAAGCT